AGACTATAACTACGAGCCAGATACTGGCAGTAGAAAGGCTAAACGTTCTGACTACTCGATGGTTGACGTTATTCCTGTGTCTGACCCAAACGCCTCTACAATGGCGCAGAAGATCGTTCAGTACCAAGCGGTACTACAGCTGGCGCAGCAGTCGCCTCAAATCTACAACATGCCGTTGTTACACCGTCAGATGCTGGACGTGTTGGGTATTAAAGACGCTCAGAAGTTAGTACCGATGGCTGAGGACATGAAACCGTTAGACCCAATCACAGAAAACCAAAATGTGTTGGCAATGAAACCGGTCAAAGCGTTCTTAACTCAAGACCACCAAGCACATATCCAAGTACATATGGCTGCTATGCAAGACCCGAAAATTCAGCAGTTGTTACAGGGTAATCCAACAGCACCTCAGATTGCAGCAGCAGCGCAAGCACATATCGCTGAGCATTTAGGGTTTGAGTACCGCAAACAGATCGAACAACAGCTAGGGTTTGCATTGCCACCACAAAAAGACGAGTCAGGTGAAGACATTCACATGGACCCTGAAGTAGAAGCTAAGTTGGCGCCGTTATTGGCTCAAGCAGCGCAACAGTTGTTACAAAACAACCAAGCAGAAGCAGCTAAACAACAGGCTCAACAGCAAGCACAAGACCCATTGGTTCAGATGCAGATGCAAGAGTTGCAGTTAAAAGCAGCAGAGCAGCAGCGCAAAGCGCAGAAAGACCAAGCAGATATTCAGCTTAAAACACAACAGATTCAAGTTGAACGCGAGCGTATCGCAGCACAAGAACGTACAGCAGCACAAACCAATAAGGTGAACTCGTTGAAATCTGCGGCAGAACTAACTGCTAAACGTGATGGTGACGCTGCTCGATTGAAAATTGATGGTTTAAAAACAGCGGCGCAGATTACTGAGCAGAAGCGTAGCAGCAATCAGAAGATGGCGATTGATGCATTGAAAACAGCGGCAACGCTGGAAGCTCAGACAAAAAACAAACCGACAAAAGGTGAATAATGAATACATTTGAATTGTTGATTCAACAGATCAACGAGGAAGTCGAATTAATCCAAAACGCTATCTGCCACGGGAAGGCGGATAGTTTTGACGAATATAAACGGCTCTGTGGTGAGGTACGAGGGTTACTCATCGCTAGGGAATTAACTGAAACCCTTAGAAACAAAATGGAGAACTCAGATGACTGAGATATTACTGGCTACAAACCCCAGTAAACCGCAAGTAGTTGGTGCTGTTAACTTGGAAGCCACCCCTGAAGAGAAAGCAAGCCAGCTACCTAAACCATCGGGTTACCGCATCTTATGTGCTATTCCTGAAGTAGAGAAGGAATACGAAAGTGGCATCATTAAAGCTGATGTCACTATGAAGCACGAAGAAGTATTAACCACTGTTTTATTCGTAGTTGCTTTAGGTCCAGATTGCTACCCAGAAGAGAAATTCCCTAGTGGTCCTTGGTGCAAGGTAGGTGATTTTATTTTGGTTAGACCAAATGCTGGCTCACGACTAAAGATTCACGGTCGTGAGTTCCGACTCATCAACGATGATTCGGTTGAAGCGGTAGTTGATGATCCACGCGGCATAAAGAGAGCATAAGGAGTAGAACATGGCTGAATACGAAGAATATAAATTCCCAGACGAACAAGATCAGAACACTGAGCTTGATATTGAAGTCGAGATTGAAGACGATACCCCGGAGGAAGACCGAGGCCGTCAACCCATGCCTAAAGAGATCGTTGACGATTTAGATCGTGATGAGCTTGAAGAGTATGACGAAGGTGTTAAACAGAAGCTGAAACAGCTTAAAAAGGTTTGGCATGATGAACGTAGAGCTAAAGAACAGTTAGCTAGAGAGCAAGAAGAAGCTTTAGCGGTAGCTAGACGTTTATATGAAGAGAACCAAAAACTACGTTCTGCATACAGCACCGGTGAGAAGGAATACATCTCTACCGCACAGACTAATGCGCAAATGGAAATGGACGCTGCTAGACGCGCGTACAGAGAAGCTTACGAGTCTGGCGACACCGATGGCGTGATTGCAGCGCAAGAAAAGATGAATTTGGCGCAATTAAAGGTACTTCGTGCCGAAAATTTAAAGGAGACCCCTTTACAAGAACCTGAAGATATTGTACAACAGCGCCGTGAAGAACGACCTGTACAGCCTCAAGCCGTACAACCTGACCGTAAAGCGCAAGCGTGGCAAGAACGCAACAGCTGGTTTGGTAAGGATGAGGAGATGACAGCAGCGGCATTAGGCTTACACCAGAAGCTAGTAAATAGTGGCGTTGAAGTAGGTTCTGACGAATACTACAGCACATTGGACAAGACGATGCGCACAAGGTTTAGCGAGCATTTTGGGGAACCCAAGGCAAAACCACGCACAGTCGTAGCGCCGGCAACCCGTAGCACATCCTCGAATAAGATAAGACTTACTCAGAGTCAGGTCCAAATTGCCAAAAAGTTTGGTCTAACCCCTGAAGTTTACGCTAGAGAAGTTTTAAAATTGGAGAATAAATAATGGCTACTACACAAAACAGAATAACTCGCGAGCTAGAAACCAGAGCACTAACAGAGCGTCCTAAGCAGTGGATGCCACCTGAAGCGCTCCCTGAACCTGACAAAGAGGATGGTTTCGCCTATAGATGGATTCGCGTTTCAATGCTGAACAAAGATGACCCTAGCAACATTTCGAAATCGTTTCGCGAGGGTTGGGAACCAGTAAGAATTGAAGAGCAACCAAAATACACACTGTTAGCCTCTGGCGAGGGTCGATATAAAGACAACATCGAAATTGGCGGCCTATTGTTATGCAAGATCCCTAAAGAATTTATGGACCAACGTAGAGCACATTATGCTAACGCCACAGAATCTCAAGCGAGTGCAGTAGACAATAGTTTTATGAGAGAAAATGATGCGCGTATGCCTCTGTTTAGAGAACGCAAATCAACAACTTCTTTCGGTAAAGGTTCTTAATTTTTAGGAGTTTATAATGGCTTATCCTGTCGTTTCAGCCCCATATGGGTACAAGCCGGTAAATTTGTTAGGCGGTCAAGTATTCTCGGGTTCTACACGTAATGTGCAAATCCAGTACAACTACGCTACACCAATTTACTTTGGCGATGCAATTAAAGAAGTTAACGGCTTCGTAACTCGTGCGTCTATCGCATCTGCTACTACCGCTAACCAAACAACCGGTATTTTCTTAGGTTGTTACTACACTAGCCCGTCAACCAAACAACGGTTGTGGAGCCAGTATTATCCGGGCAACGTGGCTGCCGGTGACATCACTGCGATTATCTCTGATGATCCAGACATCGTTATCAGAGCGGTTATGTGTACTTCTGCAGCAAATATTGGTTCTGTTGCTCAAGTAATGGTGGGCTCTAACGTAGGTGGTATTACCACTAACGCAGGTAGCGCTAATACCGGTGACTCAGCTAACGCGATTTTGGTCCCAACTGCATTAAGCACTGCGACCTTACCATTCCGTGTTGTTGACATCGTTCGTGATACTGCTGTGTCTTTGGGTACTGCAACTTATTCGTCTATCTCTACAGCGACTGTTACTACAAGCACTGCGTTGACTCAAGCGTTAGTTGTTGGTACTGATGTAGGTAGTTTAGATTCTGCAGGTCAAGTAATCCAAAGTGGCTCATTTGTGGCTACAGCAGCAGCTGCTGGTGCTACTACAGTTGTGCTTAATGCAGCACCAACTACAGCTTTTGCAGCTGGTTCAACATTGGTGTTCACACAGTACCCAGAAGTGCTCGTGAAGTTTAACTTCGGTTATCACGGTTACTATTCTGCTACAGCAGTTTAATTAGGAGTTGATTAATGGCAATTTCACGCGCCCAGCTATTAAAAGAGTTGTTACCGGGTCTGAACGCTTTGTTCGGTTTGGAATACGCTCGTTACGGTGAAGAACATAAAGAAATCTACGAAACAGAGACTTCTGAACGTTCTTTTGAAGAAGAAACAAAACTGTCTGGTTTCTCAGCAGCTCCTGTCAAAAATGAAGGCTCAGCTCTTCAATATGACAATGCTCAAGAAGCTTGGACTGCACGATACAACCACGAAACAATTGCTTTGGGCTTCAGCTTAACTGAAGAAGCTATCGAAGATAACTTGTATGACTCTTTGTCTGCTCGTTATACAAAAGCATTGGCTCGTGCTATGGCTTACACCAAACAGGTTAAAGCAGCTAACGTTTTAAACAACGGTTTCAGCGCAGCTGTTACTGGTGGTGACGGTGTATCTTTGTTCAGTGCTAACCACCCATTGGTGAATGGTGGCACAAACAGCAACATCCCATCTACCGCCGCTGACTTAAACGAAACTTCATTGGAAAATGCTGTGATCCAAATCGCTGCATGGACTGACGAACGTGGTTTATTGATTGCTGCTAAACCTAAGAAGTTGATCGTTCCACCAGCATTGCAATTCGTTGCAACTCGTTTGTTGGAAACTGAACTTCGTGTTGGTACAACCGACAACGACATCAACGCGTTGAAAAACAACGGTGCTGTTCCTG